CTCTGAGCTAGAAGCTATAGGTATTTATGAAGTGGTTGTCGATAACACAAATTATAAAGACCCTAAATATTACAATAACACCAATCAATCTTTTGCATTTGGTAGTGGAAAAGTTACAGCCACTTATGGTACAGCTACAGCAAAAGCATTAAATGATACCTTATTTACAGCACAAGACGAAACAGATGGTCTTGGAACAGAGGGTGAAGTTAAAACTAAAGGTTTAAAAACTTTACACAAAGAAGTTATTACAGATAAAGCATACGGACTTTTACAGCCTAATGATTGGTTAGTGGTAAGAAAACAGGAAGCAGGTACAGATATTCCTTCTGATTGGACTACTTATAGAGCAGCAGTTAGAACAACAGCAAATGATATGAAAACAAAAATTAATGCAGTATCAGATGTAGATGCACTTGCAGCATTATATAAATATAACGATGCTGATCCACCAGTAAGACCATTAGGAGAATTTCCAACTCCTCCTAGTTCGTGATAGATTTATTATGGATTGCATTAGCAATTTTTTGTGTTGCAGGATTTGCTGTAGCTTTAATGGATGACAACCATCCTTTATAGGAGATAAATATGTGGAAAAAAATTAAAGACTGGTTTATGAGTGGCTATGAAAGAGTTAGAGCTAGGGATAAAAAAGGTAGATATATTAAAGATGATCCTAAAACTAAAAAAAACGAAGCCTATACTTTAAGAAAAAAATCTTTAAAAAAAAAATAATTTATAAAACAGGATTATAACATGGCTACTGCTAGAGAATCTTTTGCAAAAATAGCCGCACATGAAAGAGAGTGCACTATTCGATATGAAAACATTGAAAAAAGATTAGATCAGGGTCAAATTAGATTTAATAAGTTAGAAAATATGATTTGGGGATTATATGTTTTGATGATTACTTCAGGCGTTCTTGCAGGAATGTTTGTAAATTAGAGGTGTTTTATGGAAGAAATCCAAACAAAAAAAGTTAATTTAGAATTAGATATAGATACAAGTATAAATAATACTGGTGTTAATCCTTATCAAAAATGGATTCATCTTGCCAAAGCAGTCGATGCTTGGCGTATATTTCCACGCTTATTTTTAAGTGTGTATATGTTTTTACTTTATTACTCAACTATGTGGTTTATGGATTTACCTGAACCTAGCTTAGAACAATCAGGTCTTATATCTATTATTGTAGGTGCAGGTGCTGCATGGTTTGGTTTATACGCAGGTACTAGCAATAGTTCTAAGTCGTTTAAAGGCGAACAATAATGTATGAATATGGTTGCACAGTCACTAGGGTGGTTGATGGCGACACTATTGATGTTGTCCTTGATCTTGGCTTTTCTATTTTTCACAAGTGTCGTGTACGCCTTTATGGGATTGATACACCTGAATCTCGCACAAGAGATAAAGACGAAAAAGCTAGAGGCAAATTAGCTTCAAAATACCTTAAAGATGCGATTAATAATGGAAAAAAGGTTGTTTTAAGATCAAAACTTAAAGATTCTAAAGGAAAATATGGTAGAGTTTTGGGAGAGGTTATTGTAGATGACATCAATATCAATGTGTCTATGATAGAAAACTATCTAGCTGTTGCATATCATGGACAAAGCAAAGATGATATTGAAGCAGAACACTTAGTAAATAGAGATAAATTAATAAATTTAGGAGTTTTTATCCCAAATGAACGAAAAGGATCAAAGAAAACATGACAACATGCTCGTTTGGGCAGGGCTTTTATTCCTTATAACATTGGTTACAGGTTTTTCAATCAATGCAAACGCACAATCAAACCAACAATCAGGCACAGCCTGTGTCAATGGTACACAGTATTGTGAAAATAATTCTTTAGATACAGTCAACACCACAACTACGACAAATACCAACTCAAACACCAACACTAACACTAACACCTCAACTTCGACTAATACAAATAATAATTCTAATACCAATGTTTCGACTAATACCAATAATTCGACCAATGTGAACACTAATACAAATTCAAACACAAATTTGAATACCAATATTAATACTTCTACAGCAAATTCGACCTCAAATAACACCAACAATAACAATAATGTAAATACTTCAACTTCTACCTCTACAGTAAATTCGACAGTAAATCAGAATGTCAATAATACAAATAACAGCACATCCAATAACACGAATACCAATACAAACATTAATAAATCTGAATCTGAATCGAATGTTACAACCAATAATGTTAATCAAAACAATAACAATACAACATCAGACAATACCAATAGAAACATTAATGAATCCAACTCAACACAGACAATAAACCAAAACATTAAATCTGAAGCTCCTCCTGCATCTGCTATTGCACCATCTATCATGTCTTATTCACAGGATTTATGTACTACTGGTGTATCAGGTGCATTTCAAGGACAAGTATTTGGTTTTTCAGGTGGTAAAACTATTACAGATGAAAACTGTGAAAGACTAAAATTATCCAAGTATTTATACGATATGGGCATGAAAGTAGCATCAGTAGCTTTGCTATGCCAAGATAAAAGAGTATTTAAAGCTATGTCTATGGCAGGAACTCCTTGTCCATATGAAGGCAAGATAGGTAAAGAAGCATCAGCAGAATGGGAGAAAAACCAATCTAAAAGACCTGATGTAGATGATGCTGAAAAAGAATACATAGCTAAATGTACACATGAAGCCAACCCAAACAGAGCCAAAATTAATAAAGATGTTGTAGGCTTAGTTAAAAAAACTTACACAAGAAAGACAAAGACCACCAAACAATGCCGAAACGAATTTTATGCTACGCAATAGCTAGTCTGCTATCCTTTAGTGTATATGGACAATACACTTACGAATCAGGACAAGATTTATACCACCTGCAAACAAACGCAAATGACTTTGAGGGCGAGTTAGCATACTCAGTTTCAGATGATGGAATTAGTCCTGCGATTGATCTTTCTTTTAATTTTACTTTTTATGGCACTACATTTAGCCAAGCAAGAATGGCAACGAATGGATGTCTCCATTTTGGTAATAGTGGTAGCTATTGTAATGACTATACTCCTGACCCTATTAATGGACAACACACCTATACAATATATGGTTTTTGGACTGACCTAATTAGAGACAATAATTCTCGTATGAAGTCTTGGGGTGATAACAGCAAGATGATATTCGGTTGGTATGATCTTAGAGAATATAACAGAAGTAATACAGACAATAGTTTTGAAATAATACTATGGAACAACAACTCTTTTGACATACGCTATGGTGGATTGAATATAATTAATCATGATGTTCTTATAGGTGAGATAGGTGCTAATAAAGAAAACTCATACACATATTACTATCATGATGAATGTTCTACTGGCACTACTAATAGTTCTACTTGTGTAAATACTAATTGGAACAATACAACTATTAATACAACACTAGAAAATGGTGGTTCTTTATTTGGTTGGGGTACAGGTAGTGGTGTTGATTGTAGTGATCCCTTAAATGATTCTAGTTGTTCAGGCTATGCACAGGCTTACTTAACGCAACAATGCAATATAACACAGTTACACAGTGAGTCATGCCCTAACTATTGGGAAGCCTATGATGATGAGCAATGCAGACAAGACAGTCAATATGCACCTTTTTGTGCAGGATATACACAAGAAGAATCAGTAGCTTTTTTTGATGACAGCAATGTTGACTATGGTTTTGTAGACGAACAAGAGCAATTTGCAACTGGTATATTTGAGGATGATTACCATGATGATTATGGTTTTGAAGAACAATTTACAGTGGTTGAAATTTTTGAAGATGAGATGTTTCCATCTTTTGAAGAATTTGGTGACGATAACTTTGAAGAATATTTTGATGGCTCTGAACCTGAAGAATTAATAATATTTTTTGAGCCTGAGCCTTTGCCATTTATAAATGACTTTGTTCCTTATCATGATGAACCTTTGCATCATCAAGATGATATATTGCTAGATGAGTTTATATTTCAAGAAACATTCCTAGTAGAAGATTACAGCGAGCCTGAAACATTTATAGAATTTAATTCTATAGACGAACTAGAAGAATGGTTTGAAGAAGAAACCAATGAACCTTTTGAAGAAAGGCTTGAGGAAAGACTTGCAGACCTTGATGAGCCTGAAGAAGAATTTATAGAAGAAATATTTGAAGAAGAAGCAGTAGAAGAAATCTTTGAAGAAATAGAAGAAATGCAAGAAATGATGGAAGAAGAACTGATTGCAGAAAGAGAAGAGGAGGCTAGAGAAGAAATACTTGAAGAAGTGGTAGAAGAGTTTGAAGCAATTGAAACTGAATCACCTACAGGTAAAAATAAATTGATGGTTACAGCACTTAATGTGGTACGAGCAGGAATACAAACAGCATCTAATAGTTATTCACAGGCTTCAGGTGGCTCCCAAACAAATAATGCAACTAATAACTCATCTAGCACCAACTTAACCACAGGAGGCTCTACAGCATCTAGTGGTGGTATTAGCACTTCTAGTAGTCCTAGTGCATCAGATCAGTTTGCAAGTGCAACACAACAATCTAATCAGGTTTTATCTATGTCAAATGATATGGATGGTTCTAATAGTATGTCTATGTCCATAACACCATTGCCTACATTTGATAACTCTGCATCTATGGTTATAGCTGATGTACAAGTGCAAAATGTACAAGGCGAAATTGACACAGCATCTTCAGGTGTTATGACAGCTTCAGAAGCAGATCAAATAGCAGATAAAATTATTGCTCAAAACATTGAAGCACAACAAGAAGAGATAGAAGAACAACAACAAGAAACAGGAAAGTATGGTGATGAATCAAAACTAATAGCACTAATAGGTTATGTGCCTGCGTTTAATAATTATTCACAAGTTAGCGTTCCTGATGCTACAGATTGGTATATTAGTGCAAATATTTATACATCTGCTACACTAGACGACAATACTGGTGCATTTTATGGGCTAGTTAACGAAAATTTAAAAGGTTTAAATGAAATGATAAGTGACGAACCTAATATTTGGAGATAATTATGGATTGGTTTCAAAGTAAAACAACGCAAATAATCACATTAGTTAGTATTATCGGCACACTTGTAGGCTTTGGCGTAACAGGTGGTTCTTATATTAACAGATTAGAAAACCTAGAAGCTAAGATCGGTGGATTAGGTGAAACAGAAAGCGAAATGCAAGTTATTGAAGAACGCTTTGCTTCAATAGAAACATCAGTGCAGTTTTTAGAAAAAGAAATAGACAATATTTCTGTACCTGATGTTACAGAAATTAAAACTGATATAGCTACAATCAAAGCTGACTTACAAAGTTTAGATAGTAATTTAAGTAAAGTAGAAGATAAATTAGACAAAAAAGATAGCAACCCTCTTAATGGATAATGAAAAATTTATTCAGTTTTTTGTTGCTTAGTTCTTGTGCATCAGTACCTATGCCTGAAAAAGAATGGTCTGATTCCTACGATCCTGCAAAATGGCGTGCTCAATACGAAATTTGTAAAACAAAATTGTTTACAAAATACCCTGATGAGGTAGATAGTGAAGAATGGAGCAAATGTATGGGAGACTTTGAATGAGTAAAATATTTATAGGAATTATTTTTGCTTTAGGATTATTTACATTTTTTCTTTGGAATGAAAACTCAAAACTTGCAGAACTTAACCAAGCCTTTGAACTTAGAGACAAAGAACAAAAACAAGCATTAGAGTCTATACAAAACGATTTTGCACTCCAAACATCTAGTTTAAAAGATTTGCAAAGCAAGAATAACGCTATAGAATTAGAAATGAGTCGTTATTTAGACATTTTTAAACGACACAATCTTACCAAGTTAGCAAATGCAAAGCCTAGTTTGATTGAAACGAGGGTAAATAATGGAACCAAGAAAGTATTTGATGGCATCGAAGCAGACAGTAGGCGTATTGATAGCCTTGATGATGGTTTGCAGTTGCAGTCTGATTCCCAGTAGACAACAAGTAGACATAATTACTAAACCTATTGAACGAACCATCGTTCAACCTGTCATGCCTAGAGCAATTGATCTCAAAGAGCCATATTGGTATGTCGTTTCAGGCAAAAATTTAGATGAATTTCTTGCAAGAGTCGAAAAAGAAGAAGGTCAAGTCGTATTTTTTGCTATGTCTGTGCCTGATTACGAATTAATGGCATACAACATGCAAGAACTCAAACGCTATATCAATGAATTGCAAGAAGTCATTGTTTATTACAGAAAAGTCACCATTACTGATAAAAAATAGGGGTAAAGTATGGAAATTTCATCAGAAGGCATAGCCTTAATTAAAAAATTTGAAGGATGTGAGCTAAAAGCGTACAGATGTGCCGCTAATGTATTAACCATTGGCTATGGTCACACCAAAGATGTCACAGAAGACATGGAAATCACCCAAGAAGAGGCTGAAAACATGTTAATACATGAATTAATGGATTATTGTAACTATGTAGACATGTATGTGGAGGTACCATTAGAACAACATCAATTTGATTCGTTGGTTTCATGGACATATAACTTAGGACCAACTAATTTAAAGTCTAGTACGCTACTCAAAGTGTTAAATGACAAAGATTATGAAGGTGTACCTGCTCAAATTAAGCGTTGGAACAAGGCAAATGGCGAAGTTAAAAAAGGTTTAATACGCAGAAGAGAAGCTGAAGCATTAATGTTTGAAAATAAAGAATGGTATGAGGTGTAATTGGTTTATAATTTTCTTAGGCACAACTCCATTAGTGCTTAGGGCAGGATAGAACCAAAAATGTCACTATCTATCTATTCTGTCCGACTTTTATGAACATAAACGATCTAAAAGACTTTGATATTCTTTCACCTCAAGATAAGGCTGAGGCTCTTACACTATTACAAAAATACGATGAATTAGGCAAACAAGATTCTTGTCAAAAAGATTTCATGAGTTTTGTCAAACACATGTGGGGTGAAACTTTTATTGAAGGTCGCCACCATAAGATAATTGCTG